ATCTACGCTTCTCGCAAACGAGGTCTACTCAAAGGTCTTGCTGCTGATTATAAACTCGATAGTCGAGTATTCTCTGAGCGAGCAAAGTTTCTCGGATTGCCGCCCATGATGGTGCGCTTCAACAGCATGAGTGATGAAGAGTCACAGATTATGGTGGACAACTATCCTTGTTCATCCTACAAGATGCAGCGAATCCTGGCGAGTAAAGGCTTTAAGATGGTCTCTCGCAACAAGATACTCAAACACTATACTTATCTCAAGAAATGTGGGAGATTGCCTGACAAGGAAGATGCACTGCTCGATAAAAGTGTCTATACAGCTTCGATGCTGCAACAACTCATGGGCGCGACCCGCCATCACATCAATCACTGGGTCAGTAACGGAATGCTGAAGGTGATTCCGCGCAATCCAAAAGAAGAGATTCGCTCGGAGCGCTACTTCAAGCGCAAAGATGTTGCTGAGTTTATGAAGACTTTTCCGTCTCATTGGAACAGCAAACGCTGCGATCATTACTGGATGGTGGATATTCTGACCAATGACAACACGAGGTTCACGACCTTTCGCCAGGAGAGTGCTGGCATCGACGAGAACAGCGTTCCCTGTTGAATCTACTGCAAGTTGACGAAGCGATGCTTGAGTGGTAAACTGGGTTCTCCATCATCGTCGTAGAATACCACGTCGGTTAGCCGCTGAGTGCGACGGACACCTCTGGTGTTAAATATAACCACGGCAATCTATCATTGTTTTTCCTCCTTTTTAACGATGGATAGATCGAGTCGTTCACGCGAAGAACGCAAATTAACCACCAATCGGTGGTTTTTTTGTTTAAGGACAATCAACTTTTTGTTGACGATGCATTAGGTTTTAGGTATAATCTTTTCATCGGCGGTGAAGTTCTCGGTTACTTCTATGGTAAAGACACCGAGAACGCTTGTTCCCCGATGCGAACAAATTTGCGGTGGTGTAGAGAACAGTTACTTCGCCTTTGGAGCGGGTTGTCGCAGGTTCGAGTCCTGCCATTCCAAGAAATTGGAGTGTAGCTCAGTGGTAGAGCGCCTAACGTACTGTTCTCGTTTGTTCCCCGCAATCTCATCGTATCGGGTCTAACCTTTTTCAACGAGGTATTTCTGATGCGAATCAACACCCCAATCTCCTATGCGGTCAAGACTCACGAAGGCGGGTCTGCCGTTACTCATCTTTCCTCGATTCAGAAGTTACGCCGTTCGGTACTGTCCACCCTATTGTGGGAAAAACAGTTTTACGAAAACGGGATCAGTATCGCGGATCGGATTGAATCATTGTCTGATCAAGTCACGAATGAACAGCTTGCCGATCTGACGATTGAAGCTCGTTCAAAGTTCAATCTGCGCCACATTCCCCTGTTGTTATTGCGGTCGCTAGTCAAACGAACCGGCTCAAGTCTGATCTCAAAGACCATTGCCGCCACTATTCAGCGTCCCGATGAACTGACCGAGTTCCTGGCGCTGTACTGGCAGAAAGGTAAGCGGCCACTCTCCAAGCAAATCAAGATCGGACTGGCAGCGGCCTTTGGCAAATTTGATGAGTACGCACTTGCTAAGTACAATCGGGACGGCGCGATCAAGCTGCGCGATGTCCTGTTCATGGTTCACGCCAAACCACAGGATGACGCGCAAGCGGCGCTCTGGAAACGGTTAGCGGACAAAACCATGACCACGCCGGACACTTGGGAAGTGTCGCTATCTGCGGGTGGCGATAAGAAGGAGACGTTCACGCGCCTTCTACAAGAGAACAAGCTGGGTTATCTGGCGCTGCTGCGTAATCTGCGTAATATGACGACAGCTGGAGTCGATGAAAAATTGGTGCGTGAGGCGGTCATTGCACGCAAAGGCGCAAAGCGTGTCCTGCCCTTCCGCTATATCGCAGCGGCGCGGGCCTGTCCGCAGATGGAACCGACGCTGGATCAGGCATTACTGGCTTCGATAGCGGAACTGCCGATCCTGCGAGGTAAAACGATTGTGTTGGTGGATGTTTCCGGTTCAATGAACGTGCTATTATCAGACAAGTCCGACCTGACCCGGATGGATGCTGGGTGTGCGCTTGCGAGTATTCTACCTGGCGATGTCAGGATGTTTTCTTTTTCGGATCGGCTGGTTGAAGTTCCGCCGCGTCGTGGGATGGCCGGGATTGATGCGCTCCGCACCTCTCAGCAGTGGAGCGGAACCTATCTCGGAAAAGCGGTTACTCAGATCAATCAATTACCACATGACCGCCTGATCGTGATCACCGATGAACAAAGCCATGACGCGATTTCCAGCCCCACCGCTTCCCGCGCGTACATGATCAACGTCGCCAGCAGTCAGCACGGGGTCGGCTATGGCGCATGGACACATCTGGACGGCTTCTCTGAATCCGTGTTGCGCTGGATTGTGGAGTTCGAGAAGCAATAGTGATTAATAGCTAATCAATCAGCCCTCTTCGGAGGGCTTTTTTGTGCATGATGAAATAGATTCCTTGCGAATTTCAGTGGACTTTCTATCTAATGTCCACTATGACTACTCAATCCTTTTCTCTCTCGTTCTCCCCTGAGATCAGCACTGAAGGAGATGTTCCTCGGAACTTCTCTGGAGTGGCTTATTCGGGCGGTCTGATCCCTGGCTACGGCTGGATCGGTGATTGCGCGATTGATCTCGCTTCCATGCAGGTTCCTACCAAACCAGTCTTTGCCTTACTCAATCACGATGTTGAAGAGCGTGTCGGCAAGTGCGAAGTCCGCAATACCACCACTGCGATTGAAGTGATGGGTAGCTTTAGTCAGGTGACTGAAGCTGGACAATCGGTAGCGGCTGAATTTGGTGAGGGAGCGCCGTGGGAATTTTCTGTTGGACTCAATTCAGAAATTGAACAGTTCAGCAAGCCGACTGAAGTCACGATCAATGGTCGCACCTTGATGGTCAATGCGGTCTTTCGCAATGCCAAGGTGCGTGAAGTCTCGTTTGTGCCAGCCGGTGCTGACCCGAATACTCAAGCCATTGCTTTTGAGAAGAAAGAGTTATTTATAAACCCTATGGAGTATCCAATGGATATTGCTGAATTACAGGGGAAGGTTGAGAGCGTTACTTCGCTGAACGCTGACCTCCAAATGAAATTGTCTGCGATGCAGGCTGATCATACTCAGATCGTTGAAGACCTGTCTGCGAAGCTGAGCGCTGAAGCTGAACAGTCGAAAGCTCTGTTCGATCGTGCTAATGCACTCGAAACTGAACTGAACGAGTTTAAAGCCTCGGTTCGTCTGGAAGCGGTGAAGGCGCTGTTTGCCGATCTGAACAAAGACTATTCAGAAGCTGCTGGCCTGGTGTATCAGGGTATGAGTGATGAGTCTTTTGCCGCTGTGGCTTCCGATCTGCGTTCGTTGAAGCCGGTCAACTTCAGTGCTGCCCTGTTTCAGGAAACTGCCGTCAAAGGCAAAGAGAATGCGACCGAGGTTTCTCTCGCGGCGCAGTTGTTCAATCAAGTCGCGGGAGTTAAGTAATGGCTACTTATTCTGAACCGTTGCGTCCATATGAGTTTATTCTCAACGACAGCGGTATTATTTCGTATGAAGGCGTAACCCTAGCGAGTGGTGCGGGTTCGCTCGTAGCAGGCTCAGTCATTGGGATGTCCACCAAGCGCATTGCCGCTGCTCCCATTCCGACCATCGTCGGTACTGGTACTGGCCTGATGTCGCTGCTGTCGTTCGGCCCGGATGTCCAGATTGGGTCGTATGTGGTTACTCTGACGGCTACTTCGGCGACTGCGGCATTCACCGTGACCGCGCCCGATGGGACTGCGTTGCCCACTGGCAATGTCGCCACAGCCTACAAGTCCAGCCATATCAATTTCACCATCGCCAATGGTGGAACGATGACTTCAGGCGACTCCTATACCGTGGTGGTTTCTGCGGGTGGTACTCCGGTGCTGGTCGGGACGGGTTCGGGTACTGTGAGTTCATTATCGCTCGGCAAGAGTGCGGTGAACGGAACTTATCGCGTTCGTCTGCAAGCCACTTCGGCCACTGCTCAGTTTGCTGTTGAAGGCCCGAATGGGGTAGTGGGGATGGGCAATGTCGCCACTGCTTTCGTGAGTGATCATGTCAACTTCACGCTGGCAAATGGCGGCACCATGACGCTCGGTGATTACTTCAATATCATCGTGGCGAATGGGACGGGCTATGCCTCGTTGTATGACCCTCTGGCGACGGATGGCACTCAGGTTCCCTACGGTGTAATTACTCATGCCGCCGATGCGAGTTCCACGACCGCTGCGGTTAATGCCTTTGTGCGATTGGGCGAAGTCAAGCGTGATGTACTGACCTGGAAGAGCACGGTGACTGCGGCTCAGAAGTTGTCTGCCTATAAGCAGATGTTGGCTAACAATGTTGTGGCGAGGGCTTAACGATGGATATTTTTCGTGATTACTTCACTCGTGAAGCCCTGCTGGCCTCGATTGCCAAAGTGCAATACGTTCCTGGCAAGTTCGCGCCGTGGTTCGAGTCGCGCTCGCTGAATGGGACGATCTTCGCTCTCGAAGATGTACCGGCTCAGGGTTACAACATTCTGACCGCTTCTCCTCGTGGTACTCCGAGCAAGGTCGAGACCCTGACTCGTCGTCAAGTGCATACTTTCTCTACTAATCATTATCGAGTGGATGGTGCAGTTTACGCCGATGAAGTGCTGAATATGCGCGGCATGGGTGTGACCAATGCGGTTGATGTTATTCAGCAACGTCGTGATGAAACGATGGCGAAGCTGCGCCGCGACATTGACATGACGCACGAGTTGCTGCGGCTGAACACCATCATTACTCCTGATAATGCTTTTGGGAGTAAGCCTGCCGATCAGACCATCGCGTTTGGAACGGATGCGACCAAGACTCGCGCTCAGATTCTGAGCAAGGTGATTCAGCCGATGGAGACTGCGCTGGATGGGATTCCGTTCTCCGGTCTCCATGCCTATGTCGAAGACACGGGTTGGGCGAAGATTATCGACAATGCCGAGATCAAGAATACTTTGATCTATCACTCGATGGCGACTTCTTTGCGTGGTGATCCGCGTGAGACCGTTGAATTTGGTGGTGTCGTGTGGGAGCGGTATCGAGGTTATGGCTCCATTGCCATTCCGACCGGTAAAGCCATTGTACTACCCAATGGAGTTCCTCAGATGTTCCTGCAAGCCTTCGCGCCTGCTGACACTCTGGATACCGTGGGTACTGGCAGTATGGGAACTCCGTATTTCCCGCAAGCCATTCCGAGTGCCGACAATCGTCGCTGGTACATGGAGATTCAGACCAACTGCGTCATGGTTTGCACTCGTCCAACTGCCGTGCTGACCATCGCGATTACCTGATGAACAGCAAGCGCAAGTGTAAGCCGAAGCCGAAATGAGCTACATCACTTACACCGATCTCGTCCTTGCCTTTGGTGAGGAGGAGATCGTATCACTCGCTGACCGGGATCGTGATGGCGAGATTGATGATGGTGTGATTGAAGACGCGATTGCCTTTTCCGACACGCACATTGATAGCTATCTGCGAGAGAAGTACACCGTACCTCTCGCAGTGCTACCGGCGAATCTACAAGGCATGGCCTGTGACTTTGCGCGGTATCGGCTCTATCAAGATCAGCCTACGCAGACGGTTCAGAATCGGTATGACGTGGGTTGCTTCTATCTGAAGGATGTTGCGCGTGGTTTGGTCAGTCTCGACACAGGCGCGGGTAGCAGTGCGCTTATCGCGTATTCGCAACCAGCGCAAATCTTCACAAGGCTGGTGTGGTGATGACCATTTATCCGCACTTGTCATTGTTGATGAATGCCATCACGACTGGACTGAAGTTGAAAACTCCCGTTCAGGCGTATGCGAACATCGAGCAAGTGTCGATTCAGGGTTCCCCTTGTGTATTCCTGATTCCTGAAGAGACTGCGGTGGTTCAGACCATCTCAAATGTCCGGTCAGTGACTTCATTTCGGATGAAGCAGGAATGGCTGATTCTCATCGTGTTGCGCGATGCGAGTGACCAGAATGTGACTGAGCCATTGATTACGCAGATGGGCGAATGGCAGGCGAAGATTATTAACATCTTGATGAAAGATGTGTTGGTTAGTGGTGGGCCGATTCAAGTCTTGGATTGCCCGAAAAGTGAATCGATTGTTGGTGGTGCGATTGCAGGCAAGATTCGATTAACGACTCAATTTGTGTTTAATGCGGAGTAAAGAATATGGCTGGTTTGCGTGGTGCAGGTAAAATCTATTTGAATCCGCTGATTTCTGGTTCTTATGCCGGGTATCAGGATTTGGCGAATATCGCGTCCTTCACGATTGGTAACTCTGGTGCCGATACCAAGACCCTGAAGAGTACCGCTCCGGTGAACTATGGGGCCACCATCGGTTCGGCCACAACTCCCGGTGACGATACCCTCGCCATCAAGTTGAATGTCCCGAATCGGAAGAATCTGGCGACCATGTTGCTCGGTACGGATACTGCCGTGACCAATACTGGTGCTGCGATTCTGGATGAAGTGATTACGGTGATTGCGAAGGACACTTATATCTCGCTTGCCAAGCGCAAGATTGCGGCTTCTCCTGCGCCAGTGGTGACCAACTCGGCAGGCAGCACGACCTACACGGAAGGGTCGGATTATGTCGTTGATTATGATAATGGGCTGATCTACATCACTGCGGCCAGCACGATTGCTGCGGGTACTCTGAAGGTGGATTACACCCACGAAGATTACACCGGCTATTCGATTGCTGCGCGTACTTCGTCCAACATCATCGGCAAACTGCTGTTTACGGGTGAGAATCTGGATAGTGGCGAGATTATCCGCATGACGGCGGATTCCGTCGAGTTGAGTCCTGATGGTGACTTCAGTTTGATTTCTGCCGATGGCGAGTTCTTGGAGTTCGGTCTGACTGGAACCATCAAGGTACCAAGTGGACAGACTTCTCCGTACACCTTTGAGGTCATTTCTTAATGAAAGTCGTTACACGAGAAGTCAAGCTGGATGATGAATTGACGGTGACGGTGAAGGAACTCACTGTTGCGGAGATTCGTGCATGGCTCAGTGAAGTCAAGCCGGACTCGGAAGAACCCCAATTTGACTTGATTACCGATCTGTTGTCGTTCGATGGGATCGGCATGGATGAGTTGTATAAATTTACTGACTTGACCAAAGTGCAGATTGAAGCGTTGCCACTCTCGGCGATGCAGAAAGTCTCTGCGGTGATTAAGGAGGTAAACGGTGTTTTTTTCAACCAATACGTTCCGGCGCTCAACAAGCTCCGCGAACGTCTAGCGTCAACTCCCTCGAACGATCCGTCTGCGCCTTAGTTCGGCTCGGACATCCCCACGCTTGGGATTATCCTTGGGCGGTCTTTCAGGCCGCTTGGGATGACCTCAAAGCCGCACACGAAGCATCCGCTACGAGTAAATAACGATGGCTGTCAATGACCTGTTGATGCAAATCAAGATCGCTGTTACTGGCGATAATGGTGCAGCGATCAGGAAGTTGGATGAACAGCTTCGCAAATTGCAGTCCACCGCAAACCAACTGCAAAACGTGAAATTGGCGGGGTTGACCGCAGACCTCGCCAATCTTCGTTCAGCACTCACGGCATCAAAGACCCTGAACCTTGGTAACTTGCCTACCGATATGGCTCGGTTCAAGGCCGAGTTATTGTCAGCCAATACAGCGAGTGCTGGATTCCGTTCCACTATTCGCGGGTTGAATGATGACAGTCAGAAGATTCGTCAACTCGATATATCGCCACTGCGAAATCAAATCCAAGATATTAATCAAGGATTGGCGCTTACTAAACTCACTAAATTAACACCACTTCAGAACAGTTTTCGTGCAGCAAGTAATGATGTGCTTGCGACTCAAGTAAAAATAAGAGACCTGCGAGAAACAATTAAGTCATTACCTAAAAGCTCTCCGTTAAGAGCGATAGAGAAAATAAATCTAAAGACAGCGATTACAGATTTAAATAACTATAAAAATGTAGTTGATAAATCTCGCATCGCTATCAATGATGAAACCACTTCATTAGCGAATAATACGCTACAGAAGAAGCAACAAATTAGTGGTCTTCAACAACAAATTAACGCGAGTAATCAGTTAATTCTTGCCAATCAAAAACAGATTGTTCAGGAAAGAGCGAATCTTCTCGCTGAAGAACGCAAAGCCACTTCCGCCAAGAACAATGTTGGACTCACTCAGGCCCAGATTAAGGCAGAACAAGAAGCATCTCGCATTCGTCAAGACACTATTCGCAACACCATCAACACGAAAGAGCAAGAGATTACTGCTGCTCGAAAGACGATTGCTTCGAATAACGAGCAGATTCTTAGCACCAAAGCCTTACTCGCACAACAAAAATCACTCAACAAAGTCAGTTCGATAGCCGGACTCGGTGCAGCATCATCTGCTTTGAAAGACTTTGGGAAGTCACTTGGTTTCGTGTTCGGGCCGCAGATGGCCGGATTTGCTGCGGCTGGAACGATCATTGGTCTGACAGATTCGTTCATTAACGCCAACAAGCAAGTCGAGCAACTGGTTCGTGGCCTAAATGCGATCAGTGGTGGACAAGGAAGAGCAGAGTTTCAATATCTGGTCGATGTTTCGAACAAACTCGGTATCTCGATTGGTGAATCTGCACACTCCTTCCTGCAATTAGAAGCAACGACTGCGGGTACTGCGATTGAAGGCGCAAAGACTAAACAAATCTTTGAATCCTTCGCTCGTGCATTGAATGTCACTGGTGCAGACGCTGTTACCTTTAATCGAGCCTTCCGCGCAGTTTCACAAAGTTTAAGCAAGGGTCAACTGTATGCAGAAGAGTTAAAGGGTCAGTTGGCCGAGGCACTCCCAGGAGCGATTCAAGTCTTCGCGAAAGCGATTGATGTGACTCCGAAGAAGTTTCTTGCGATGGTCAAGGCCGGTCAATTCGCCGGTCAAACTCTTTATGACTTGTATGGATTAGTCGCAAAGCAACTCGATAAGACGTTCAAAGTCGGTAGCGAGAAAGACTTTACGTTTGTACAGAAGGCGAATCTTGCCAAGAATGCGTTTGTTGAATTATCTGTCGCGATTGGTAATACTGGAGTATGGCAAACCTTCAGTAATCTCATGCTGGATTTGCGCGATACTCTAAAAGGACTGGAAAGTGACTTACCTTCTATTGTAGGTAACTTACAGTTTTTAGCACAAACCATTAAAGAACTTCCATCGCCGAGTATTGATTGGTCTGCTGTCGGCGCTGGCGGTTCTGCAAGTGTATCATTTATTCCGCAATCATTGATTGATTTGCCCGTCAACATTAAAGCGATTGTGCAGATTGCGGTTAATGAATTGGCGTTACTCGGTAACGAGTTATTCAAGTTATCAAACGATATTGGTTTACCTGTTCGAGAATCATTCGATACTATCGGCGTTTACATTAAGACCTTCTTTCAGAATGCGTCTAATAATGTGATGCAGGTTGTGCAGGGAATGGTGCTTGGGTTTAGAGAAGTCTTCTATGTTCCTGTGCTTGGTATTATTGCTGATTTACAAAACAGACTGGCCGATGTTAATGATGCGTTAGCGAGTGGGTTTGACGCAGCAGGATTTACCGATACTGCAAAATCATTTAGTGATATGGCGAATGGATTAAGAAGTAACTCGTCACTCATGGATGATGTGAACAAAAAGACAGAAAGTTTGCGTCAAGAGTTTATTCGTCTGCAAACAGTGAATCAAGGTGGATACTCTGCATTACTTGCTGAGAACCTGAAAGATTTAGCGAAAGAACATAAAGCGGTTCGTGATGAAGTTCAGCGCGAGTATGAAGCTAATCGTGCCGCCGCTCAACAAGGTATTGATGATTCATTAGCGGAGAATGAAGCTAGGAAAAAGTTAAGAGATACACAGATTCAAGTCACGCAAGAGTTGCGTAATCAGGATAAATTATCTAAGCGTGATCGTGGTACTCGCAACGATATTATTGATACCAGAGAGATTCAACAAGAAGAACTTGAAATCTCCAAGCGACAAATCACTGCTGAGAAAAAGAAGCTCGATATTATCAATGCTCAACGTGACGCTCAAGTAGGTTTCGCCAAGAGTCAGTATCAACAGTGGGTAGAATCTGGTTCCATTAGTAAGGAATCTGCTGACTTCTTGAGTCGTATTGCTGAACAAGGTGCTGCACTCAAGACGATCAAAGAAGCACAAGATGCGATTGATAAATACAACGAGAAGAGTAAGTCTGATAATTCTACTGTGACTGACTTATATCGTGAAGCGGCCTTAGAACAAATCAAACTTGCGAAGGAAGAAGCGAAGAAGACCGGAAATCAGTACAAGTACAATCAACTCGTTGAAGCTGAGTTAAAGTTAAGAGAGGAAGGAACCAAGTCTGCAAATGAAGCGGCTGACCTGATTAAACAGGCACAGCTAAAAGCAAAAGTGGGTGATGTCGATAAGCAGAACGTCATTGATGTCCATGATGCCGCTCAGAAGGTCATGGACTCACTCAAGCCAATACCGTTAAAAACAGAGATTGCTCCGCCAACTGCTCCTGCATTACAAGGTGATAATCAAGCGCAAGTCTATTCTAACGATGGTTTTATTCTCGCTTCGTACTCGAAGATACAGGATGCGTATCAGCAAACCAAGCAAGTAACCAGTCAACCACTTCGCTTTGTTGTTGATGACGCGCAAGTTAATCTCGCTTTGCAAGGCTTGAATGTCTATCAATCCAAGATTCAGGATATTCAGACTCGCCTGTTACCAAATGGTCAGACCGAGATCATTGTTACTCCGAAGATTAACGAGTCGGCATTACAGCAAGGCTTTCAGTTCATCAAGACTGCTGCTGTACAGGCGAGTCCTACCGTCACTGTTAAGCCAGTTGTCGATGCGACTGACGTAGCTGCTGTCAAGAAGACTTCAGAGGAAGTGAAGAAAGATATTCTGAGTATTCTCGATAAAGATGGAAAGAAAGTTAACTTCATTGTTGTGGCGAATGGAGTAAAGAAAACTGATGAGGAGATGAAGCGACTGTCAGCGCAAAAAGAGATTCCGGTCACTGCATTTGCCGATCAATCTTCGTTAGATGAAACCAAGAAGAAACTTGATGATTTAGGGCAACAGATTCAGAAAGGGCTGATTGGAGCAACCACCATCTCGCCACAAGGCATTCAGAATACGCTTGATACGGCTTTTGGTAAAGATAAGTATAAGTTAGAGATTGTCCCGACCCTCACTGGCGGAGTCACAGAAGATGGTTGGATTAAGAATAACGAGATTAAGCGTAATTTGATTATTACTCCGGTAGCGGGCGCTACTGCTGAAGCCGATGCGATGATTCAGTCGCAGATTCAAGGAGTGAAGTCTGGTTATGAAGGCGCATGGCAAAAACTTCGTGAATTAGATTCAGCAAATCAAAAGGCACTTGAAGAGACTCCACTCAAGAAGTTAGCAGAAATTGATCCGACCAAAGCACTCGAACAGGATGCTGCTCTGGTCTCTCAACTCTCGCAGACCGTCACCAAGTACGTCGATGTCTTCTATCGCACAGCCGGTTCTGGTGAAGCAATAGCACCAGTCACAGCGGCGACGGGCGGCTACTTGTCGGGCTATGGTGGTGGGGATCGGATTCATGCGCTGCTCGAAGCAGGCGAGTTCATTCTTCGCAAAGAGGCCGTGCGTAAGCTCGGCCTGAGCAATGTGTTTGCACTGAACAACCTCAACATTCCCAAACCGTCGCGTTCCGTGGATAAAATGAGTATTCCATCGTTTTCGAGTGGCGGTTATGTCGGAGGCTCTAACATTATCAACATCAATGTACCCGGCAGCAAGTCGATTCAAGTCTCCGGTTCTCGCGAGTCGGCAATGGCCTTGGCGAATCTACTGACACGAGTGGGACGGGCGGTATGATTAGCTTAGGTGGCGTG